CTGTTTTATAGATTAAAGTCTTTCCCAATTCTAAAATTTTACCTGTTAAATATATTTTTGCTGCTAATTTATCCATTTTTATCACTCCTATTTTGTTATTTTTGTTAAAATCAATTCTAAGCCGCCTAGCAAGCCCTACAATTAATTTTGTCTTGCCAAGCGACCAATTTATCCAAAAACTTTTTTAACGTTCTCGTACGGCTTGTATCAAAGCCATTTTTTAATTGTTTTTCCAATAATTCTTTACTGCTGCCACATAGTATTTTGCTAGTTCTTTTTTTGCTGCTTCCAATATTTCCATATCATTTTTATTTGTTATGAATCCACTTTCAACGATAAGGCAAGGCGTTGCTGTATAAAACAGCAATGTCCAACCTCTATCCCCTTTTACACGTGGCAAGATTTTTCTGTCTTTCAGATGTGTCGCTTCAATATTAGCTTCCTGTAAAAATTCTGCAAGCTCCTTACTTTTTTTTGAACTATGCCAATAAAGCATCTCTGCTCCATGTGCTGTTTCATCTGCCGCATTAAGATGAAAAGATAATGTTATATCCCCTTTGTTTGCCAAATTGTTAATCTTGTCTGGCAATTTAGAATAATAATCCTGATATACTACAACGTAATCTATGCCTTGCTCTTTGCACTCAGGTACAATATAGTTATTCACAAAATCTTTATTCCAAGCATGTTCCTCAAATCCATTTCCACATGCTCCAGGATCTCTTTTCACTCCACCATGTCCTACATTCAATATTACTTTCATTTATATCATCTCCTTTAAATATTTTTCTTTTCTATCAACACGATTCAACCATCCAGTCAAAAAATCTTGTTGCGTTTTATCCTTACTTACTAAATATTTATAAAAATTTCTTTGCATTTCATGATATTCTTTCAAAAAAGTTTCAGGATTTATTTTATTAATAGCTTCAACTGTCTTGGGTCCAATTATTCCATCTACAGTTAAATTTGAACCAAATTTATTTGCTACAATCTGAGCTTTCTTCTTTCCTGTTTTTCCACTATTTACAATCCAGTCAAAAATTGAAAGAGCTATTTTATCACTTACTATTTTGTCAAGATGATTCCCCTTGTAGTATATTTTTTCATAAATCTTTTCAGCATCTGATTTTTTAAATTTCCTCATATCTCCTATATACCCTAGATATGTTTTAGCGTCTTCGTGTGTTATTCCAAAATTTGTTGCTCCGCCTTTATCGTTTTTATCATTAGTATAACCGCCTTCAACTTTAAAGATATAATCTAAAAATTTGTTAAATCTGTCGTTCATCTATGCCACTTCCTTTTCTTTAATTAATTCCATATCTTTTAAATATTTGTATAATTTGACTGGACTGAACTGATAGCCAACCCTGTCCTTTAACGATTTCAATTTATATGTCAAGGTGAACTGTAAAGCATAATCTATTGCATTTAAACAAAACTCACTGCAAAAATATCTATCGTCATCTTGTACCTTATTAGCATAAAAAAACTGTCCTAAAATTCCTAGATAGTCGTATCCTTTGCCTTGTGCTGTTTTAAAAAACTCAATAATATCTTTCGCATCAATATTACTATCTAACTCATAAATATCCATATTTTTCAAATATTTAAATTTTTGTGTTCTTACTCCTCCAGGATTAGATAAAAATACTTGATTATTGTAAATAAATTCGGCGTGTGAATATCTTCCAAGTGTCCACAATGCTATTAAATGTCCCACAAGATGTTTAGGTTTGTGAAAACATATATATAGTTTGTCTTTTTCTAATTCCATAATTTCTCCCTCTACATATTTTTATATGCTTTTTCATACTCTTCTTTTGCATTGTATTTTTTTAATTCCTCGTCAGTTAGATTTTCCAAACGATGAGTCAAAAATGTTTCTGCAGCCATTGATTTAGTAGTCTGTTCTTGCATTATGTTCGCCATTTTCATCATGTCCTGTATAGTTAAATTTACATATTTCTCACTATTTTCCTTTGTATAAAATTTCCAATTTTCAAAAGTTGTTTTCTTCAATGCTTGGCACATTACGACAATTCTTGTTAAATTTGATTGATCTAAATCCCTATTGTTTTGCAAATATTTTTGTCCATCTATTTCAACTTCAAAAGGGTGTTCCGAATATTCTATTCTCAAGTCATAGAGTTTTTTTTTTAGTTCTTCTATTCTTTTTTCTCTATTAAACACAACTTTACCATTTTCTATTTTTTCATATGTTTGTAATTCAACTAATTTTCCATCAACAAAATGCTGATATGGATTTATAAAAATGTCATCACTTTCGATTTCTTCGACAACGTCTCCAACCATTGTCGGTGCCAACATTGATATATCTTTATTTTTACTTAAAACTAATCTTGTATCTTTGTTATACATCACTTTTAATGTGCCTACTTTAAAATCTTTTTGTTCTTCGTACCAATTTTTATTGTTTGCATCATAAATATCAATATATTTTTGTCCTGTTTCAGTTTCTTTTATTTCTATTCTGTCTACTATAAATTTTTTCATTTTTAATTCCTTTCTATGCAAAATATGCGTTAACCCAATTTCCATTTCTGTAAAATTGCAAAGCTCTTATTTGTAAATAATCTCCTCCACCAACATCGTGACCGTCGTGATTAATTAAACCAGTCACAACATATCCATTTATTTCGCCTGCATTATTTGCACTACCTAAATCCCTTACTGCATAACCAGCTAATCTAATTTCTCTGATGTAATTAATCCATTTGTCATTATTATCTCCATTTCTCAAATTATACAAATCTTGTGTCCTATTCCAAGCATCATCAGCTCTTCCGCGTGCTGCATTTACATTTCCATCTATCGCATTCATACGATTATCTCGTACAGCCATATCGTGATTATCCATAATTTCATTCCAACCACCACCATTTCTATTCGGTACTTTGTAATATGCACGACCACCATTTAGGTGATAAACTCCCATATAATCTCCATTTTCAAGATACATACACAGATGTCGTGGTGCCCAACAGTCGGTATTATTTGCCCTTATCACCCAATCTGCATTATTATTGTTTTTATACCCTTTTGAAAATGGAATATACGGGCTTAAATCAGGCTTGGGTGACACTTGTTTAATCGTTTGAAAATCAATTAGTCCAAAGGTATTTTCCGTTGCTGGTTTCAACAATTTACTTAAATATTTTACTAATGATTTTGCTGTCAGTATTTCATCGTTATTAAGAGTTTTTATAAAATCTGAAATCTGTGATTGTAAATTCTTTGCAACCATGTTTTGCAATTCATTTGACTGATTTTCAACAGTATCTAGTGAATGTATTCGAGCTATTCCTTCTTTCGTTTCCGTTGCTACATCTGTATATTTCACCCTCTTAATTAATTCGTCATCTATTATTTTATTGTCTTCAACAAAATCAATTCTTTTAGGATATTCACTCCCTATCCATTGATTAAGTCCTAAACTTGTTTTTTTCTGTGCTGGCATTTTTTACCTCCTACTCCTTATATTTTTCTCTATCATCCCAATTTAAATTTAAACTATCCCAAGCGTCCCATGTCTTGTTATATCTGTCAAATTCATCCCAAGTCATGTAGCTGTAAACTATTTTGTAGCCCAGATGGGCAGGCTTATTCAGTTCTATAAAATTGATAAAATTATTTAAATTGGGTGGTATTCCATAAATACTTGTAAATCTTATAATAAAATAGTATTCGTTAAATACTTCTGTTACTTCAATTTCCCCATTTGTAAATATTCTAGCCTGTTCTTTTAAGTTATCGAGAGAAAATATTCTTTTAGATAATAGACGGAACAGAATTCTCTCTCTTCTGTCCTGTAAACTCAACCTTGAATCTGCTTCCAGATTCATAAATTTTTCATATTTCAGAATCTGTTCTTCGTTAAAAAAGTTTAAAAAAATAAACTCCTTGTATTTCTCAATATCATTTTTTATTTTTTGAGCCTCTATTGTTAAACTTTTTATTGAATCAACTTGTAAGCTATTTCTTGCAACTTTGGAAATTACTTTTATTTTACTGTTCATTGATAACAACCCCAGTCACTATTAATATTTCATTGCTTTCTACAGTTATGTTTCTACTATCATTATTTATCATGACTTTGCAGTCTTCAATTCCATTAATAGATAAAACTATTTTTTCAATTCTGTTAATTGATAAAATTTCCTTACTGTTTAAAGTGTATAGCGCCGAATTATCTTTTATCATCTGCTTTATTTTTGAACTAATTAGATCCGATACGGTATTTAACTTTATTCCTGAACTTAAAATAACGCTTACAGATATAGCAATATTCTTACTGTCGAAACTTGTTACTGTAACATTGGCTCCGATTGGTCTACCGTCAATCTGCTCTATCCTTCTTTTTACCTTCTGTATCAGCTCATTATCAGCTAATGTATTATTGTAATTCGAGATTCTAACTCTTACTGTTCCGTTTCCATTCCATAGTGGTTCAACTAACACTTTACCGACTCCGTCTATTTCTTTTGCCCATTTCTCATAATCATAAATATTTCCACTATGTGCTGGTTTTAATATTCTTTCCTTCGCTCTAGATATTAAACTGTCATTAGGTTCCTCTTCATAACCGTTTGTAAAAGCTTTTTCATTAGTCACTGTAAAGATGTCGGCGTTAGCTATTTCAAAATTTACTATCTCACCTATAGCACAGTTCCCAACCTCTCCTGTTTGCAAGCACTCCACTTCCGCAACTGCTTTTCCGTTAAAAGCTATAGTCGTATCATAAAGCAGCTTGTATTTTGTGCTGTCCGTTTTTAATACTATTGATCCTGCAGATATTGTAGTATCAGCTTTCCCAGTTATTAATATTTCTCCTCTTGCTTTGGTTCCCTGCTTTCTCGTCACTCCGAAAAGCATCGCATGATAATCTATAAATTCATCTTCTGTTGCGGTATCAATAAAAATTTGCTTAACCCAAAATTCTAGCAATTTATATATTGCTTCAGCTTCTATTCCGTAAGCACTTGCAATGTCAAAATTAAAT